CTCTACTAAGTAGTACCATTGGTCATCAAACCAATTATTGAGATAGTCATTACCCGTTAAGTCTTCTAATCTTTTCACTATTTGTTTTTCCCTATTCACCTGCTCACACCAAGTAAGGAAGTACCCATACTTGAGCGCTTCATATTGCCTATAACTACAATCCAAGTAATACAGCAGGCAGTGCCTAAATGTCTTTTGCTTTTCTATAGTTCCCATATTTTATTATCTATTATCTAATCATTTTTAACTCTCTTTCCCCCGCTTTGCTTTCGGAGATGATGTAGGGTTCCAACTCGTTCCCTCCTGTTCGTGTCTTGTCTATATAAGCCTTGAAGTCCTTTACTAAGATTCTATCTTGGCAAAACCAGTAAAACTCCTCCGCTACAGCTCCTTTGGGCATTCCCTTACTCATTTGTGAGATCCCTATAAATAGAGTTTGAGGAAATTGCAGGATAAGATTATGATAGGCTGTTGCTTTTTGCCCTCTAAAACAAGCCTGCACACTGTCTATAAAAACTATCTTAGGTTGCTGTGGGCGACTAAGGCGTTGTATGAGCTTATCCAAAGGCTCTCCACACACCAAGTATTTGTTTTTGTATTGCTTAAGTCCGGCTCTTTCCAAATTCGTAAGTAGCGAAAGGCTTCCGCACTCTTCCAAAGAGTTGTATAGCACCTTTTCCCCTTGGCATAATTCTCGCATCAATTGCAGTGCGTAGGTTGTTTTTCCGTGTCCTGAATCTCCATAGATAAGGATACTTCCCGCTCGCTCTATCTCCCCTAAGTGTTCTTTCCATCCCCCTTTCAGAGGCAATGTCTTATATTTCTTTCTCGCCAAGTCCTCATAGGTGTAAGCCCTTGGTATCGTTACTTTGTTATCTATCATTAGTTATTAGTTATTAATTGCCTCTGCGGCTCGCACTTTTTCTATTTCGGTACGTACTTTTCTAAGGCTTCCCTTGGTACGCGCAAAGAGCTGTTCGGGGGTAAGGGTAGAGCCATTTGCTTCGCCTATCTGGGCTATTTGTCCCAAGAGGAAAGCCGTAATTGCTTCGTTGTCTTGGGCAGGACTTACACGGCTGTATTTCGAGCCGTAACGGTCAAATATCTCTGCATACCCTACCTTTTTGATGTCCACATTGCGGTCTATCTTTGCCTGCAATCCGTCGGCACCCATCATATACCAACCACAAGCGTACTCAGTTGCATTCCATAGGCTTTTTAACTCAAGGAAGGCGTGGTACTCCAAGTCTCCTGCTTCGTCCAAGATGATAAGTGGGTTTTCTAACTGCTTCACATAGAATACCAAGTCCTCATATACATCGGCATAGCGCCCTGTATGGGCAATACCGAATTCTTGAGCAATCTTGCGAATGAGCTTTTGTTTGGTCTTCACCTGCGAGCAGTCTATATACACTGTATTTTTGTTCTTACTCACATATACTTTGGCAGTATGTGTCTTGCCAATTCCTGCCCTATCGCATAGGATAGCCGAGATGGAGCGCGCTTGGCAGGCTGAAAGTTGTAGGTAGATGTATTGGAAAGTCTCTGTCTCCACAGTGACCCAGGGGCGTTCATCCTTGAGTTGTACTTGGAGCCTGCGGGCTATGCTGACCCAATTGGCATCGCTAAGTACCCCTTCCAATTCGCCTTTCTTGATACGGCTGTACTGCGCTGTGTTAATCCCCAAGCTCTGTGCGTGCTTGCTGTCGGATTGGTAATTCTTTCTGTTTTCAGCAATTGCCAAAATGATTTTTTCTTTTAATGCTGTTGTGATCATAGGTCTAATAAGGCTTTATTTAACGTTTCTGTTTTCGTTTTCTGATAGGCTTTGTAGTTAGTAGTGGGTTGCCCCTCATAAGCTACAATAGGAGCAGAAGCGGCTACTTTTTGCGTCTTTTTCTCCGCCGAAAGTGTGCCTACCTTTGAGAGCTTTTCAGTGGTTTTTTCTTTGGTATATTGGTCAAACTGCTTGATATAATGCATTTGCTCTTGGTATATCTCCTTATCCTCTTCTGTCCATTCGGCATTAGCGCGATTGAAGCTCTTAAGTCGTTTACACTCGCAGAGGAATTGGTTTTCTTGGTACAAATACACCTCCTCTACACCCTCCTCATTGGGTAAGTAATAGGCCTGCACCTCGTAGGAGGAAAGCAGGGAAATAACTTGTGGGTTGGGCAATTGGTACTTTTGATATTGTACAGTTACATATTGGTTCCTGCGTATCGTAGTAGGCACACATCTGCCTATATATTGCGCCAAGAGGGCTCGGTTGAGTTTGGGTAGGTTTGGATTTACATTTTCTAAAAATACCTGCAAACGTGTCTTTCCAGGGAAGCGCTCTTGGTCGGGGTGTAGCTGATTGTTATAGAGGGTTTGCTCTTCCAATTCCATTGCTACTATATCCTCATAAGGAGCTTTAGCATCTTTGTAATTGTCGTTGAACTCGTCAAATATCTTTTGTGTGGTTACTCGGTTGCTGTCTCGTCGTGCATAGTGTCGCCCTACATTTTGGTGTCTGTCTTTCTCTATCCCGTACTTCTTACCTCGGATCATGGTCTCGGCATACTTCTCTTGCGAATTGGTAGGATTACAGAATCGCACAAAAGGGAAAATGTTATTGGCTTTAAGCAATCCATCCACATGTTCGCCTGTAAGGTGTCGCTCTACTTCTATCTGCATTGGGGTGCCTAATCCATATTGAGCCGTAAAGCGAAACATAGAGCGGAAGCAGTCCAAGAATAGTTCATTGTCTTTCTTTTTACTGTGTGCAATACCAATCAAAGCTGTACTCATCACATCATAAGCATAGTAGGCCATTACTTTATCTCCATTAGGTAGCTTGGTGTGCATTAGGTCGCGGTCATCCAGTGTAATCTTACTCATAGAGTAAAGCGGTGCGTGGCGATTAACGTGCGGGCGTTCCTTGTGGCTAAAGTCATATTCTCCATTGCGTGCTTTCTTGATAACCAACTGATTTTCGGGCTTGTTTAGCCATAGTTTCACGGTACTTTCAGAGACTTCTACTATATTCCCATGCTCGTCGCAAAAGTCTTGTTCTACATTAAACAACTCTCCAGTAGCTTTGTCAAAGATTTCTATCTCGCCATAAAGGAACTGCCTATAAATATCATACACCGAACTCATATAGGGTTTGTTAGGCATACAGCAAATGGATATAAAAAGCCTTTCCATTACTTCTGTTACTACCTTGGCGTTGTCCGATCCCTCGCCCTTATGAATGAAGGCATAGTATCCCTCATTTAGATACTGGTTATATTTGCGTTGCAGACTTCTTGGGTTATTCGGTAGGTCAAAGTGCCAACGTTCGGGGTTCAGCGTATTGACAGCCTCGCTAATGTTTTTCCATATCTCCACCTTTTTCCCTTTGTATAGAGGATTTTTGATACGCCCTTTAAAGAGGCTTTCAATAGCATTTAAAATCATTGCTGAGGTAGCTTTTTCTCTTTGCTCTTCTATCTTTAGGGGTTTCCCGTTAGGCTTGCGGTGACCTGAAAAGAAGTTTATAGCTTCCAAGTCTGGCACCAAGAGGGGTTCGAGGTCATTCTGTAAAATCTTACTATCTTCGGGCCTGCCCAACATTCTCACACAAAATTCCTTAATATTAACACCTTTCACAACCGGCAATTCGTGGAAGGACACCCACGCTTCGTTGCCTAAGCCTTTCCCTGGTTGGGTAGTGATGAGCTTACCACGGCTACATAGTTTCTTGTAGTAGTCATAGCTCATCAGTCCCCAATCATCGTATAGGAGCCGTGCAGGTATGGATAATCTGTTATCTTTATATGCGTACATTTGTGTATTTTTTACTTTTCACTCTTCACTTTTCACTCTTCACTTAATTGGCTCCCTAATGCGATTTCGCTTCGCCAGCCTTTCGGCTGTCAGTCCTACTGACTTAGGGATTTCAAACTAACTAATATTAAGGGTGAAAGTTTTCCAACTTTTAGGCTTATAATCTCTATCAAACCCAACCGTAATATATTTTTTACTATTGTTGTGAAGCGCCGAATCTTCCTCATTATCGTCAAGAGTACCATTTTCATTAGACTTTCCTATGTTGGAGGCTATTATAATTAGCGAGTTTTT